TCTTAGTGTTTCTTGTGAGCATTTATATCGGTTACACTTATACTCCATCTTTTAGTATTCATAATATTAAGTAAATTTAATTTCAATTTTCAGTATAAATTTTATTAGCCCAAGTTAAAAAATTATCATTATTTATAGTAGTTCTAGGTAAATCACTTTGTTTCGACGCTTCATTTTCAAGACAAACACTTACTTCGCTGCAAGGCCCATGTGTAAACCACCAACGTGTAAAGTCTCCCTCCCAAAAAACATTATTCATGTTAGTTGAATAAATTTCATTAAAATGTATTATTGTTAATGCTAATAATAATGCTCCATCTCCTGGGTCAGTAGGCGGTCGTGGTTTAATAATACCAGGAGTTGTACGGTCAAATTCATCAATAAATATTTTCTTAAGTTTTTTCTTATCATTGTTTTCAAAATATAAGTGTAAATCTAAATCAATATTCTTATAACTTATATTAAAATCAAAATAAGCTTTATCTTCTTCTTTAATTAGTTTTACTGCTTCAATTGTTTTTTTCATTTCTTTTATTTTTATATATCTAACAAGTCCATCTATAAAAGTCTCAGTAGACATAATATATATATATCTAAATATATAATTAACTTATTTCCTAAAAAAATTATGTAATCTATTTCCAGTTATAAATCCTAAAGAATTTACAATAATATCAGATGGTTTACCGTACCACCATATTTTGTATTTATTTCCAGAACTTAGTGGATTGCAAAATCCCAATCCTGACAAAAATTTGGGTTTAAATATACCAACATAACATTCAAATAATTCCCACAATGCTCCACATATCATAGTTAACATAAATGTATTTGGATATAAAAATCCATATACTAAAAAAAATAAGTAATGACTAAGACTCCATCCATCTATGCCATATTTATTTGAATTTTTCCATAAACTGAATTCTAGAATATCTTTATGTTTTTTAATATATTTACATCTATACCAACCGTAAAAAAATATCATACCTATAGTTGTTATTCCAAATGACCAATATAGAGGGTCAGTTAAAGTAATTTGTTCCATCAAAGTACTACGAATGTTATTAATCATATATATATATATATATTATTAAATTAATTTAGTTTTTAGAATTATAGATTGCAGTAGATTTGATTTTTAATAATCTACTACCAGAAGAATTATTAGTAGCTAAACTGCTATAATTAATATGTCGAATAATATTATTTCCACTAACAAATAATTTACGATTATATATTTTTTTATGATATTTATTAAGAGTAGAACTTCTATTTTGTTTTGAAAAGTAATTTTGATTATCGGATTTTTTTTTGTTTTCAACAGCAGGCGCAGGAAAGAAATCAAAATAATTATTAGTAATATATAAGTCTAATTCTTGACCGGTTAATGAAAGAGTATTCCAAGTAATTCCAGCTTTCCATATATCATCATCTTTATTCATAGCTCCAATATCGCTGGTAAGTTTATCATCTCCAGAACCAGGTGAAAACTTTAAAGAAACATCAGAGTTATAAGTATCTAATGCTTCAACATATGTATTAGCAGTAGTATTGGACGTATCGGCTTTATTGATAATATTAGAATCGTTAATAGGTCGAAAGTCTTTATTAGTGAAAGAATTAATATAATCTTCAAGTTTAGTAGGTGAGAAATTATTAGCAGCATACATATTTTCAGAAATATCAACAGCATTACTCCTTTCTCCGTATATTCTTTCAGCAAGATTATTCATAACAATAGTACCAAAATTAATATCAATAGGTTCTCCATTACTATCTTTACCTTGGGTATTTAATGCCATAATATCATTTTTACCCTGGTCAAAACTATTAAATACAGTATTATTATAAACAAAATGTCCACCTACAGTGATGCCTGAATTTAATTCACCCCCTTTAACCATAATACCTCCTTCACAATTCCATATAACATTATGGTGAATATAACCAGTGTGTCCAGCACCTTCGCCATCAAATCGAATGCCATATTTAATAGAGTCGTGGCACCAATTAAATCTGATTTTTATATTGGGTTGTTGATTAACCATTGCATGAATCATAGCTCCGTCGCTCTGTAAAAATCCTGATTCAGATAAATTATTATATTCTATAATAGCTCTATTACCAGAATTAAGCGTAGAACTTGCTCCTGTTTTATAAAATGTATTATTTTTAACAATATTATCATTACCATTTAAACGTATGGTTGTCATAACAGAGGATAAATTAGCAACAGTTTTATCAATATATGAAAAATAACAATCACTTAAGGTATTATTACCACCCCACATTTCTAAGGCAGCTCCATCAGTGTATTTAAAAGAGCATTTATGGATATTGCAGTTACTTCCAGATTTAATCATAGTAATATTATCAAAAACATCGTTATTATTATCATAATTAATTTTATTAATGGACCTAGCATAACACGAAGGATATAAAAAATTACAATTACTTATATCAATATTATTTTTACTAGCTTTAAGTGTAGTTCCAAAAAAGTCTAAATCATAAATTTTAACATTATGATTGATGATATTAAAAGCGTATGTTTGGAATTTTGCTCTTATTTGAACAGTATCTGGATGAACATCATTTGTAAGTCTAACATATAAATAGTTATCATTAGTATCAAAAAACCATTCATTTTGTGAATTTAAAAATTGTAAATGATTTTCAAGATAATAGTAATGATGTTTAGTTTTCCATAAATCAACAGTAGGATAAGATAAGGTTATAGTTTCATTAGTATTATTCATATTCATATTACTAATAATTTTTGTAAAAGTTTTATAAGAACCAACGTTAAGATTAGCAATAACACCATTTAAATCAAAACTACTATCAATATTATCAATAATATTTTTTACATAATTATATAAGTCAACTTTATTATTAGAATAATCAATAATCTCTCCATTAACATAAGGAATATCACCATTAGTGGATTTATCATAATATCCGTGACCCCAATTATCTAAATTATAAACAGCATCATTATCCCATTGAGCACTAGGATATCTTGCATTTATAATTTCTTTTCTATCACTAAATAATTGCCATATTTTTGTATCAGCTTTAATTTTAATTTTATAAAAATTCATAGAGAAAACGGAAGAACCGTTTTCAGAACTCCTGAATCCAACCATTTTACTCCAAGTAGCACCAGTATCAATAAGCTCGCTAATGTTTTTAGTTCCATCAATGATTGCTCTTTGACCAGGGAAAGATTTAATAGTGATTCCATCAATATTAATATCTGTAGTAGGTATCTCATAAGTACCTTTTAAAAAAATAATAGTATCTTGGGTAGTTAAATTAGAAATAGCATATGATAAAGTTTTATAAGGCTTTGATAAAGAACCATCATTTGTATTAGAATCAAGTCCAGAATTTGATATGTATAAACTCATTATGTTATAAATTATGGAGAAAGAAATTTTAATAAGAAAATTGAAATTATTTTATATGTTATATTATCTAAGCATAACAACATGTCGTCCTCTCCCAGAAGTGCAATTCAAATTAACAAGATGGAAAATTTTGATTTCACAACCTTGACAAGTCATGAACTTGAAATATTGGATGATTTTACTACTGGAGAAGGTAATTTAAGACTACCCGAATTAATTAATTCTATAATTAAAGTATTTAAAAAAGTTTGGGCAGAAACAGATATTAATGCAAAGGCTGGACCTGCTACAGAATTTGTGGATTTTTCAGAATATCAGGGTAGTAAGGCTAATAATCCTATGTATAGTTTGCTTATCTTAAGACTGACACTTAAATTTGCAAAGGAACAGGGAAATGAAGATATGAGAAAAGCCATTTTGGAGAAAATGGCGGTAGAGTGGAGAAAGTTTTTGGACTGGTTTGATTGGCATAATGATGAGGAAGAAGAAGGTGAGGAGAAAGAGGAAGAGGAAGAACCCCCCGAGTTCGCCGTGAGTAGGACAGAGTTCGCTCAATATAAGGCGTTTCAGGAGGGTTATGCGGCAATGCCTGATTGGTTTAGGGTTGATGACACCAAGGCTAATGAGATAATGAATAGATATAATGATTTGGCGACACATTATGGATACTAAATAAGTTTGTTATAATGAATATTATAAAAAACTTAAAAAAAAGCACTAGCATTAAAAAAGGCACTAATTAATGGTGCATGTAGGGCACCTTGTTTGAATATTTTTTATGCACCCTATATCCTATGCGTCATCGGTTTTCTGCTCCTTAACCATAAAGAAGGGCTTCCCTTGAAGAGCGGCACGAGAAGTAGCATCATCTACAACCGGCTCTACAGTAATCTCACAAACAGGAGCCCAGTTGAGCATCCATGAGTTAAGAGCTGTGTGGTCGTCGGTGTCACAAATACAAACACCACCAGCTCCATTAAGGCGATGCCAGCGTCCAACTACTTTAATTTTATCACCAGCATCTTTTAGGTCATCCTCTGGGGTCATATTACCGAAAACATTCCAACAGTCTACGCGAGAGGCTTGAGAAATACTCCAAGAAATCAAATAAAGCATTATATTCTAATTATTTTTTTTATCTTTAAATATGTTTAATAAAATAACGGTATTTTTCTCTCCAAATTAGAAAATTGAAAATATTATATTCAATAGAAATGTATATTATATTTCATGGGTGTAAATAAGATGATGAATACTTCTCATAAAGCACAACAGGTATTTGATGCCACAGGTGTTCCTCATCCAGTAGGTCCTGTAAAAGTGAGTTGTAATGATAGTATGGATTTTGGAAGATATATTCAAAATTTTGAACATCAAGGTTTTGAGCCTGAATCATGTGTTCATGAGTTAGTAGGAAATTCTATTGATTCTAAATCAGACAATATTAAATTAATTTGTCAAAAGACTGGGAATAAAACAGAGTTGCGTTATGTTGATAATGGTAAAGGAATGTCAAGAAAAGATGTCCTTGAAAAATATTGTCCTTTTCACGGAGAGAATCATAAAACAGATTCATCAATTGGAACTCAAGGAGTTGGTGGTAAAAAATCAGCATATTTGCTTTCTAGAAAGACAGGACAGTGTAAGATTGTTACAACAAATAATGGTAGTAACTACACAACTTTAATTATGGATTGGAAGGAAGCAAAGTTAACTAAAGATTTGGGAAATTTATATACTATTATGGATTCCAATAGTGATGAAATTGCCCAATTTGTTGAAGACAGAGGGGGAGATAGGAATATATGTGGTCTTACATTAATTATGCCGTATAATCTTGATGTTTATCAAATGTTGCAGAAACTTATAACCAAACCTCAAGATATTGATGAGACAGACCATCGATTAGATATTGCATTTGGTGAATTTGGTATTGAATTTTCATTTGTAAATAAAGAAAACGAAACACATAATAGTAGTTTAACAAACGGTTACAATTATTTCGATG